CGTCCTTGGGCTTCTTCTTGGGGTCCTTCTCGGACTCCTCGTCGTCGTCCTTGGGCTTCTTCTTGGGGTCCTTGCCGTAGCCACGCTGGGCGTTCTTCTCCAGCCACTCCCCTACCTCCGCGAGAGTGAAGCCGCTGTCAATAGCCGCCTTCACAGCGAGGGTCTGGGTGCCGATACCAGCTCCCTTGATGACGGGGCTCACCTCGTACACCTTCAGCTTCTTAAGCACGCGGACCGATTTGCCTTCGATACTATCGTGCTCAGAATCTTCTACCTCGAATCCGTAGGACCACTCGCCCATACCTGCCTCGGCGAGAGCCTTGACGGTCTCGAAGGTGTCGCGCCCATGCTGAGTGTTCATGAAGAACTGGCCTTTGAGGACTGCCCCCTTGGAGGTCACCTCAATGACTCCCTTGCCTGCGGGCAGAGAACCTTCCCAGCTCTTATGGTTGTAGGCGGAGATCAGGACCTTCGACCCGTGCGTGAACGCGTTGGGGTCGGTCATGTCACCGTCGTGGTCTATGACGCCGAAGGTCGAGAAAACGGCCTCGACCCGGCCCTCGTCCGCGTTCTTAATCTGAACGCTGGACAATGACTTACTGTCCATCTGCATCTCCAGCTCGCGGGTCGTGGGCCTTCCCGGTCGGATCGGGCTTGTCTGCTGACTGTGACGACGGCTTCGGCTTGCCCGAAGGTCCACCGCCGCCCCCGCCACCAAACGGCGCGGGATTCTTCATGGCTTCGAGCATCGCCGCAGCCATCTTGGGATCCTCCTGAAGGAGGCTGATGTCGTTGTTGGCCATAGCCTCCACGGCCGACTCGCGCGTGAACCCGGCCTCCACCAGCACCTTGACAGGCGGAGCGTCCAGACGGGCATCGCGCTCGCCAGCGTCCTGCATGGCCTGCATCTGCACAGAGATGAGACCGGAATGCTGACCAATGAGATGACCGACGTCCTGATCGCGTGTCGCCTTAACTGCCGCGTCTGGCTTGAACCCGGCCATGATGGCGACGTTGATGGACGACATATCCATCGCGAAGATCTTCGACCGGTCCTCTGCGTCCTCGCGGAGGAACGCGATGTCGCGGTCGTCGTACCACAGATGCGCCTCGTTGGGAACGTCCAGCAGCGCCTCAAGGCTGGAGCTGGCCACCTCCCACAGGTACCGGATGGTGCCGTCAGCGAAGCGGCGCCGGGCTGCGGGGAGAGAGCTTCCTGCCAGCGCCGAGGACTGCATGCCCTCGGACGTTCCCAGCCACTGGGAGGGGACACCGGCCGCCATGGCTATGCGGGCCTCGCCGCGACCCTGCGTCCTGGTGAAGTCCAGTTGCTGGAAATCGTGAGACAGGGGAGTGACATCGGCGCCGCCCATGAGGAACAGCGTCTTGTAGGCGTTCCACGACCCGCCGTGGTTCTCCTTGAAGGACTCGACGAACTCTATGAAGTCGTCCCGGGAGGTGTCCCTGTCGAACTTGATCGCCAGGTTCGGGACCGCCGCGTTGTCCAGGAACTTCTTCTTGTGCTCAGTAGCCGCCGAGTCCGCCTCTATCTCCTTGAGGATGGGCGTGAGCCACGACATGCCACGGAACCGGGCGATGGGGTCCGGGTAGGGCGAGTAGTGCATGACCTCTTCGGGCACCAGCGCTACAGTCCGGTCAGCCGAGTGGCGCGACCCGAAGAGGTTCTGGCCGTTGGAGGGCTTGTAGAGGATGGTGAGAACCCTGGCGTCGGGCGCGAACGGGTCGCTCTCGTCCTCCGACTTGCCCTTCTGGCCGATGACCAGCGTCACCCAGTCGGGGCGAAGCCGCACAATCCGGGCAGTTTCGCTCTTGGCTGCCGCCGCGCCGTAATTGCCGTTGTCGTCAGCGAGCGTCCACCAGGAGTTTCCGCACAGCGAGGCGTCCTGTTCCATACGGGACAGCAGCTCGCCGGTGGTTCCACCCTCCCAGGGCTTCTCCAGAATGCGAAGCTTGCCGTTCCGGTACAGCTCGCCGGGCCTGCCGGTCTCCTTGTCGTACTTCCTCCACTTGAAGGAAGCCGCCGAGAACGCCATCTGCCTCGCGGCGATACAGGCCCAGACCACGCCGTTACGCTTGAACGCCCCCTCAACGTACGCCTCGAACCCGTTCTCGATGGTTTCGCGGCTCGACGTAACTGGGGCGATGATCTGATTCAGAAGATGGTTAGAGTCCCATAGGTTGGGCTGCCTACCATCCCAGCCGCCGGAGTGAAAGTCCTTTTTCTCAACTTCCGTACTCACGGACTGCTTAGGGGGTACGGGGTTGAAGTAGCTCAGGAAGTTCCGAAATCCCATCAGTTCACCCCCACATGGCCATAGGTTTGGGCTTCGGCTTGGTAACCAGCTTCTTGTGGCCCCAGAGAGCCAAAGTCACAGCAACGAGCGGGCTTATGTTAACTACGGGGTTACGCTTGTCCCATGCCCACAGGTCGGCGAGGGGGCGCTGCGCACATCCGGCCACAGCGGTGTCCAGCATCTTCTGCCCGTGGTGGACGAACGTAGGCTCTGACCCTACGCCCGTAATACCGTCGATGAGGTAGCCGCACGCCTCGGCGTACTCCCTGGCCTGCGGTAGAAGCAGTTCGACTCCGGCGGCTTCCAGCTCGTCAATGTAGCCAAGCGCCTGAGTGCCTTTGTCGATTACGAACACGCAGTCCCGGTTGGCTTTGGCGATTTCGATGGCCCTGGGCACGACCCACTGGGTGCCGGGCTTGAAGTCGTCTCCATCGGAGTTGCCGGTGATCTCGCCTGCGACGAGCCCTTCGCCAGCACTGCCAACCACGGCGATGGTTGACCACCTGCGATCCGGGGTGGTGTCGATGGCGAAGGCCAGAGGACGCCTCGGGGGGAACAAATCGTCACATTCACGCTTCAGCCAGGTCCCCTTGGACACAACAGCCCAAGCGTCGCCCTCCACGGGCCATTCGCCTACGCTAAGGCGTTCCATGGCGAACTTATCCCTATCCATGGAGAATCGCTCGGATTCACAGGCTTCGACAGATATTCGGATACCGAGGCCAGGGTTCGCCTTAGCGTAGGACTCCAGGAGCTTATCACGGCCCTGCGCCTCGTCAACAGGGTCGTGACGGGCACAGTCTGGCGGACAGTAGGCGCTGCATCCGTCGATCGACCACTCGGCGAACACCAGCCCCGGGTCTTTGCCCTTGATGCCCCTCTGCCGCATCTTGCCGAAGATGACCGAATGGGGGCCGCCAGCCGAACCGAGAAGCCAGATCTGACGCCCGGAAGGGGCTTGCAGGTCAGCAGACAGGGTAGGGCGGAGAGCCGCGTCCATGTCGGCGTCGTAGAGCATCGCCTCGTCGATGATGACCCGGTCGCCAGTCAGACCACGACCGCCAGACTTGGTACGCGTCTGGAACTTGATTCGCCGCTTTTTTCCGCCACGGGTGACTTCGACGCATTCCTTGCCGTTTGCGTGCCAAATCTTCCCCCGGTGCTTCGTGAACAGCTTGTCGATGTCGGGAGACTGCTCGATCAGCGTCTCCAAGCGCAGAAGCGCCTCCGCCGAGGTGGGCGCCCAGTGAGCCGAGTGGATCGTCAGTTCGCTGTCCAGCAGGAACAGGTCCCCCAGTTCCAGAGCCTCCAGTATGGAGCCCTTGCCGTTCTGGCGGGCGACAACCACGCCGACCTCACGGGCGGCCACGCGGCCGTCCAGTTTGCGCTCGTCCAGACCGTGGTCCAGCACCATCTGCTGCCACGGATCCAGGAACAGCCCGGCGCTCGCCGCCAGGTCGATGACCTCGGGGCCCGAGCTGGTGAACTGGTCAGGACCGTAGAGCTTACGCGGACTGTGGAGGATTCGGGGTTCTTGACGCCCTACGAGCTGCCCTTCGCTTGGAGATTTCATCGAGTTGGGTTACTTCCTTCTCGTCGGGGAGAGCGTCGATGTCGGCCAGTACCTGCCTGAGCCTGAGTGACATCGCCGCGATGCCTGAGCCTGCGGAAGCATCCCCGCCGCACTTCCGGCATTTGCCCGAGTTTGCCTTCATTCCGTTGAGGTTTTCGTCAATCGCCTCGGCCAGCGCGTCCCTCATGGCGATTAGCTGGCGCCTGATGTCCCCCGAGCCGATCTCGCCCTGAAAGTCCATCAGCGCTGCTCCACCCTGATCTCAATGGTCCGCTCGTCTGTTCTAGCCGGAGTCGAGTTCGTGGTGATCCGGTTGGTGGCAGTGTACGTCGTACCAGCGGTGCCACCAGACAGCCACACCTTAGCCTTAGTGGTCGAGTTGGACTCACTGTCCTTCGTGATCCCGGAGGAAACCGTCCACGTCGCAGTGGATATGGTCTCACCACCGGTAAGCCAGTCCGTCCAGTCGATCTCGTAGTCAAGGACGGCGTTCGGGTCCTTGGAAAACAGCTTCATCAGGCCATCACCGTCCTAGTTTCCAGATCCACCGTGAACACACGGCCATCCCTATCGACCAGCCAAGCCCGGGACTCGGAGACAGCCACAACCCGGGACTCGGTAGCCACGGCCACAATCCGCACCTCGTCCGGCACGGTCGTACTGCGCGACAAAGGAGGCGAACTGTAGAACGCCACGTCGTAGGCCACGCCGGACGCACCGGCCACCCCCGCGTCAGCGGAGACGTTGCTGCTGCTCTGTATCGTGGCGTCGCTTGCCGACCCGGTAGCGTTTCCGGTGCTCGGCAACACGTCGATTTCGGCAAGCCCGGCGAACGAGGCGCCCGTGGCCAGGATCTCCTCGGCGAGCGCGCTGATCAGAGCCTGGGCGCTACTTACTGCTGCGGATGCCGCAGCATTCCCGGCAGTGAAAGTGATCGCCACGGAAGCGTCATTCGCGGCACCCGTGGACGAAGCGGCACCCGGGGTACCACCCGCGCCAGGTGTAGCACCGTGTGCTACGCCAGTACCGGCGGCGGATCCGGAATCAACCGTGACGGCCGCAGAGGCGTCATTCGCGACACCGGCCGCCAGCGCGTTCCCGGCCTGAGCATTGACCTGCCCCTCGGTCTCCGCCGTGGCATCGTTCGCCACGCCCGCGCCAGTAGCAGCACCGGCCAGTGCTTCGACATCGGACAGGGCGTCGTTCGCGGATCCTGTACCGGAAGCAGCGCCAGCATTCGCCACGATGGCCACGGAAGCGTTGTTCGCGGCAGCAGTAGCGGCAGCCTCGCCGCCAAGACCGCTCAGGGCCGGAGTAGGCCCGGACGCGTCGCCTGTTCCTGCCGCCGTGGCAGACTGCCCGGCCAGGGCGGATGTCGCACCCTCGGCGGAACCTGTCGCACTAGCCGTACCCGGTGTGAGTCCTACGCCGATGTCCTGCGCGGATCCTGTGGCCGTGGCCACCCCAGCGTTGACATCGACATCTATCGATGCAGTATCGGCTGTACCAGATCCCGTACCAGTCCCCGCAAGGGCTTCGACATCTGCTACGGCGTCGTTCGCGGTTCCTGCGGCGAGCGCGTTGCCCGCGTCGGCGTTGAGGCCGATCTGCACAAACGCGTCGAACGACTGGGCGGTAGCCGCCGCGTTACCAGGCAGACCATTGACGCTCGGGTTGACCCCGCCTGCGGATCCGGAACCGTCAGCAGACGCGGACTGGCCCGCCAAGGCGGACGAGGCGTCACCGCCCGCGCCAGTCGCGGAAGCCGCACCAGGCGTGAGACCAACGCCGATGTCGCCAGCCGTGCCAGACACCGTGGCCGCGCCAGACTGACCGGCCAGCGCCGAAGTGCCGTCCCCGGCCGCGCCGGTAGCGGAAGCCGTGCCCGGCGTGAGCCCGACACCGATATCGTTGGCCGCGCCCGTACCCGCCGCATTGCCGACCTGTCCACCGATAGAAACCGTAGCGTCATTGGCAGTTGCGGTGCCTGCGGCGTTCTCTGCGTCAGCATCGACCACCTGAACCTCGGGTGGAGCCTTGCTGATCAGTACATATGCTGCTGCGGGATGGCCGCGACCAATCCTAGCCATCGGCCACCCCCGACTTCGGAACTAGTTCAGAACTCAGACGGTGATGCGGAACACGCCATTGGCATGCCACACGATGGTGAACGTGCCAGCGGTCACGCTCTGTGCACCGCCGAACCAGTTGTAGCAGATGCCGAGGTCGGCGATCGTGCTACCCGAGGTGATGCTGTCGTCGTAGACGAGACACCCGTTGGCGTCCGCCAGAGTCACCGTGCCGCCACCAGCAAGATCATCAGCGTCGTACATGATGAACGCCGTCGCATCCGTCGATGTGAACGCGTCGTTGGCGAGAGCCCGGCCACCGGCCACCCAGTTTGTGGCGTCGATTACCTCGTCGGCGGTTGCCCACTGGCCCACGTTGTAACCGGCGCTCGCGTTGGCCACGGTCCGGTCCGGGGTGATGGAGCTGTCGAACAGCGCCACCTTTACCGTATCGGCGGTGATGCCGGAAGCGCTCGCGCCCGTAGGGGCGGTAGCGCCGGAAATACCCCGGATGCCGGGATTCTCAAGAAACTCGCGGAAAATCGCGCTTGCAGACCACGCCATGTCTCTACTCCATCCTTAGCTCAGCGGATGCGCATGGCGCGTATACCGCTACGTCGTTGCTTCCGTCGCCCCTGACCGTCTCCACGGCCATGATCGGACGATTCTCGCCGTCGAAGGTGACGACTTCCTTACCGATGTAGTCCTCGCGCTCAACGGCGCGAACATCGCAGTCCATGCCCTCAGGGACCATCGGAGTGGACAGGCCGCTAAGTCCACGGCAGTTGTGCATGCGGGTGTGCGGCTGAGCCTGGCGGGTCACATCCGTGAAATCACACTTGGGGCACACCC